CCAGAACCGCATAAACATTTAATGTTTGGACTTGATAATGGTTTTATGAAAACTGCTCAATGGAGTCAACGTCCACACCTAAGTACAGTTAAATATTATAAAGATGTTGTTCTTCCGTTTTCTGATGATAAAACTTTTATTGAAGACAGATTTCATGGCAAGGTTCAAGATGACATTTTTCCTTATGATGAGTTTGATCAATCAGGTTGGGACAAACATAAACTTTGGATATATCATCCAGAGGGAAGCATTAAGCGTTCGTATCATTTAGATGGTCGACAGGGTACACAAAAGTTTACGGTAGATGATGAAGCCTGGGGTTATATTGAATGAGACTAGGAATCATTGCAAGATCTGATAACACTGGTTTAGGTAATCAGACTAAAGAACTTGTAAAAATGCTTAATCCGCATATGATATTACTAATTGATTCACGATCTTTTAATAGTAATGAGCAGCATCCAGAATGGTATAGCCAATATCAGGTTATTAGAACTAATGGTTTTCCAAAAGGTAGGGAAATATCTGCATTTCTTAGAGAGGTAGATATTGTTTTAAGTTGCGAAACATTCTACGATACAAATTTTGCAACGTACGCAAAAGCAAAGAATACTAAAACTATCCTTCAGTATAACTATGAATTTTTGGAAAATGTTTCTAGGCCTGATGCACCACTTCCTGATATGTTCTTGGCCCCTAGTCTATGGAATTTAGATAAGATAACAGAACTTTTTGTTAATAAGACAATGATCAAACACTTACCACCACCTACTGACACCACACTATTTGAATCGGTAAGAATAAATAATATGTCTAAAAATCATAACAGACTGCTTCATATTGGTGGTAAAAAGGCTGCCAGAGATAGAAACGGAACTGAAACAGTAATTGAAATGCTTAAGTATTCCAAAGCAGATTACGAACTGGTAATTAAAACTCAGACTCCTTTAGAGATTAAATGTGATGATCCAAGACTAACCATTGATACAGGCAATCCAGAAAATAGAGAAGAAATGTATGATGGATATGATGGAATGATTCTTCCCAGAAGATATGCTGGATTATGTTTACCAATGAATGAGGCTTTGATTAGCGGTATGCCTGTGTTTATGACTAACCTAATGCCTAATAATGCTATTCTTCCACCTGATTGGTTGTTTAAGGCTGATAAGATTGATCAGTTCCGTGCTAAATCTATGATTGATGTTCATGCTGGAGATGCAAAAGAATTAGCAAAAATTATAGATAACTATATGAAAACTAAAAATCGCAACGATATAAAACAACAGGCGTTAAAAATTGGATTAGAAAACTTTAGTACAGATGTATTAAAGCCAAAGTATTTAGCATTATTAAATCATTTTTCATAAATTGATTTTGATTGAAATAATTCTTTAAGAATAGTACTATATAACATTTGAAACGAAGTATCTGTGCTTGATAAATAATCATTATCTTTATTGTTAATGTCATAAGATTTTGCAACAAGTGGACCATCAACATAAAACTTTACATCAACTATTTCTTTACCACCAACATTAAAAATATTTCCATACATTGATCTCCATAATGTATCTGTTGCATACTTTAAAACACTTTTAAGTTTTTTCTTTTCCATTACCATTGGGACATGCAGTTCGTAATCTAATGGGGATTCTATTTCTAACTTTATTAATTTGTTAAATGTTTGTTTTAGTTTAATTAGATATCTAGATTCTTGATTTATCTCTTTATATATATTAATTTTATTTAATAACAAACCACCATGAAGTGCTTCAACTGAATTAATTTTTTTGACTATATAAAAATCATCATTCATTAAAACAAAAGTTTCTGAGATGTCTTCTGAAGAACAAATAGCATTAAGGTTATTTATGGCATTAGTGTATTTTCTAGAAACTTGATCCACAAATATAAAATTACCAGTGTACCAAGAAGGCTTGCCACCAACCACCCAAATTTTTGCATCTGCAAAACTAGCCATGACTGACCTAATTGAATACTTAAGTTCTTCATTGTCTCCATTCCTACAAATATACACAAAGTCCATATTATCATTATATCAGGAATTGACCTTTAAGTCTTATTGGTGTATGATATAAATATGAAAGAATCAAAAATTATGCAGATGGACTGGAAAGCATTAGGATATGAAAAGATGTACGTAAATGGAAAAATCAGATGGGTACCTCAAAAAGATTACAAAGTATTAGAGAACAAAGATGCTTTATCTCAGGAACCATAATGGTATAATGAATATATGAGTATAGATGATATGTCACTAAGGGAAGAAATTGCACGGGCTATTGAAGCCCTACCAATTGATTCATCAGTCACTAATGCTTTAGGTATGCGTATTGCTGCTGCTAAGATTGCAAGAGGAAAAGATAACTATATGACTAACTTATTTGAAACACAGGTGGACTTTGAATGATTAATTTATTATTGATGATTCCTGCATTTATTGCAGGCTATGTAGCGTGTTATTTTATTATGACATATAAGGTTAGTCAAGATATTATGACATATAAGGTAAACCAAGATTAAACCTACTGCTTATATATTTGACGTAGATGGAACCCTTGCCAATGTAGATCCCTATCTGCATCTTGTTCGTGGCTCTAATAGGGACTACGACGCTTTTCATGAGGCCTCTATCGATGCCCTGCCAAACATAGAAGTGGTTGAAATGTTAAATAATGCTGTTTCAGATCAGCATTCAATTTTAGTTGTTACTTCTCGTAAAGAAAAATATCGTGGTCTAACCTCTATGTGGCTTGCAAATAATAATTTAAGATCGCATGCTCTTTTTATGAGGGCAGATGATGACAACAGGCCAGACTATGAAGCAAAGAAAGATATACTTGATAAGATAAGTAAACTATGGGATGTTGTTCACGCTGTAGATGACAACCCTAATGTTATTAGGCTGTGGGAAGATCATGGGATTTCTACGACCAAAATCGGCGATTGGGACGGCAACAAATATTGACAGGTAGTATTAAGTATGGTACTATTAGTATATGAGCAAACAAATTAAGAAAATTTATAAGTGTAACGAATGTCAAACCACAATTACTATTGTGACAAAGGTTCACGAACTTCCAGAGTCAATCATCTGTCCTTGTGACAACGTAGCAGAAAACCAAGGATCAAAATGAAAAAGTCTAACAATAAAGTATCTCAGCACAAGATTAAAAGAGCCACAAAAAATAAAAAAAGAATACAGGACAAACCCTACACTTCAAAGTTTGAACGTAAACAAAATGAACTTAGAGAGCAAATCGTTATGACATCTTTAAATACTGTCGCAAACAGTTAAAATAATTAAGATAGGGGATAGTCTATGATGGATGAAAAAATGTGGGATAAAATGACAAAGCCCACACCATTATTTGAAATGGTCAATGAAAAACTTTTACCTAACGTAACAAAAATAGAAAAAAATATATGGGTAGTTAGTAATTTTATATCTGAGGAAGATAGAAAATTTTGTATTGATTATGCAGAAAGTCTTGAAGAAGAGGCTTGGTGGGAAAAAGATAAATGGTGGAAAGGCAAGATTGTTGAGTTAGAAAAAAATTCACCAGTTAAAATATTGTTTGAAAAAATTTCTAAAGAACTTCAAAAATATCTTCTTGATGGCGTGTTTATTGGTACTCGTCCATTTGGTTCTTTGCATAGACTTACTGAAGGACAATCTATGTTCCTTCACACAGACAACCCTACAAAAGTTAGAGAATATATAGATGAGCATGGGAATGTTGTTGGAGAAACATCTGGAGACAATAACTACTGTTTGCTTGCAATAATACTTTACCTTAGTGATTTTAATGGTGGAGAATTGCATTTTCCAAGACTAAAAATTAAGTATAAAGCAAATCCTGGAGACTTGCTTTTGTGGTCAGGTGCTGGAGAAGACTATGATCATGAAGTATTGCCAGTACTTCCTGGACCAAATAGATATATAACCACTGGCTTTGGATACTCTAAAGAAGGTATATAAATGTCTGACAAGTATATTAACATATACCGTTTTTTAAATAATAAAAGAGTAGCCACACCGCTTTCTTCAAAGAGAGAATGGATGAAGAATAGTGGTGGGCTAAACTGCCCTCCTATGATGCTTGGAAACACTCTTGGCTGGTACTATGGTTTAGAAGAAGACATAACTCTTAACTGGAATGGTAAAGGAGATCCTGGTAGTGTTAAGATTACCAATACTATAACTGGGGAAGATGTAAGTTCTTCTATTGCAAGTAATAATTTTGGTGAAGGCGTTATTACTTTTGGCGGTGAAAGAGGCTACTTTGAAACAAGTCCTGGCTATTCGCTTCTTATCTCTGGCCCTAGTAATATGTGGATTGATGGAATTAACCCCTGTACTGCAATAGTTGAAACTGATTGGTCTGCTTTCCCGTTTCCTATGAACTGGAAAATGACATACATAGATCAAGATGTAAAGATTCCAAAAGGATATCCAATAATGTGTTTTATACCAATAAAGATAGATGATTTTGAAAATTTTGTGATTGAGTATAAAAATGCAGAAGATTGGGAAAAAATAAATGAGGTTGAAGTATTTAATAAAAGTAGGGTTGTAGAAGGATACTCAAAAGAAAATGATAAATCCAGATCTTTATACTTAAATGGTAAAAATTTATATGGGGAAAAAGTAAAAAATAGAAAAAAAATATTTAATCTTTTTAAATCCTAGCACCAGTAGCCAAGTTGGTCAAGGCCCCGAACTCATAATTCGGTAATCGTAGGTTCAAGTCCTACCTGGTGTACTTTCGCTTTATACCTCTGTAGTTCAGTGGACAGAACGTTGGACTTCTAAGCCAAGCGTCGCAGGTTCGATTCCTGCCAGAGGTGCTATAATTAGTATATGATAAAAACAATTCCAGTAGAATATAAATCTATTAAAGATATAACAGATAATATAAATACATATAAAGAAAAATTTATTGAAGATTCTATTATAGTTTTTAGAAATGCAAACCTTTCTCTTGATGAACAGATGATCCTACACAAGCATATTGGTAAGGCTTTTGGTTGGCATACGCAAAAAGATAATACCCATTATAGAGAAAACCACAATCACAATCCAAATGTAGGGGTATATGGTACAGAAGATATAATGCTTACCTGGCATATAGAACATTTTTATTACTCTAATCCTATAGTTGCTGGCACTTGGAATATGTTTCATCTTAACACAATAGATGGGGCTGGAAAGACTTATTTTGTTGATACCTCAAAAGTTTACGAACTTCTTGATGATAACATGAAAGACTTTTTAAGTAATTGCATTTTAAAAACAGAACCTAAAAAAGAGCATTGGCCTTTTGCTGTTGAAAAAAAATATAATGCTGTTTCTCCTCATTGGCTTACAGGCAAACCAGTAATCAGGATCTCTCTTTCTAGATGGGTTGATGATGAAATATTTTTAGTTAATGGAAACGATCCTACAGAAAAAGATTATGAGATGTTTCGCAAATCTGCATTAAAGGCAATAGATTTAATAGAAAATGATGAGTCTATAAGAATAGTTCATGACTGGAAACAAGGAGATCTTGTTTTAATGGATGCATTTAAATTAGCACATGCTGTTACTGGTGGGTTTAAGCCAGAAGATCGTGAATTTACTGGTATTTGGGGCCATCGAGACTCAATACAAGAAGATAATGGTACATTAAATTTATGATAATTAAATACTATACATATTATATATTTTTTAAAATAAAAAAACTTTTTAAAAAAAAAGATAAAAAAAGGTTTATATATTAATGCAAGATATTCAAATATCTAATAAATTTTTAAATAGATCTTTAAAAGAAATGAGTAATTTTGGCTTACCTTTTAAAAAAGCAGACTCCGTTGACATAGAGTACAAACTAAACTCTCAAGGATACAGATGCAACGAGTTTGACAACCAAGAAATTTTAATTTTGGGTTGCTCTCAAACAGAAGGGCACGGTCTTCCTTTAGAATTGACTTGGCCATTTTTACTATCAAAAAAAATTAACAAAGACTACATATCTTTAGCAAAAGGTGGAAATGGAATGCAAAGCCAAATTGTTAAAGCCTTTCAGTTTTTTAAAGAATTTTATAATCCTAAATATATATTTGCTGTACTTCCTATAGCAAGATTAGAAGTCCCATTAATAAATATTCAAACAAATAATCAAAACAAAACTAATTACCAAGGAAAAAGATCTGCTGAAATAATAAGCCCAGCAATGTTTTCTAATAAATTAATAAAAAAATATTCTAAAGCACCACACGTAATAGAAGATGTTTTACCAGAAGAATTTGCAATTTTTTATAATTTGCTATTTATGAAAATGCTTAGTCAATATTGTAAGAGTAATGGCATAGTTTTGATATGGACAGACTATAAAGATGCAACTATAAAAATGGATTTTGTAAAAGATATTGACGACGGGTATTTTGATAGTCCTTATTTAGAATCTTTAATAAAAGACGAATGTCACTCAGATCTTTCTGAACACAAATTTTTTAATTATGCAGCAGACTATGAATTCTGGCCTCCTGGACATTGGGGTTTGCACCAACAAACGCACATTGCAGAATCTATTTACGATAAATATATTGAAAAAATTAATCAGGATGTGTTTTAAAACTACGCTTTATTATTATGCTTAACTATATATGGTGCAATCTTAGACTTAATACGACCATCTTTATATAATCTTACGATCCAGCCATCTTTAATCTGAATAGGATTAAACGCTGATGCTTTTTTCTTTGGCATTATAGTGTATGCTTTTCTGTTTGTACCTTTGTGTAATCCTTGCCAAAATCAGCAAACAAACCTTTATCTCGTTCACGATTAGCAATTCCTCTTGACCAAGAATATCCTGCGTCTCCACCCCATGCTAACCACATAATGTATCCATTAGATGGGTTTGCTGAGTTACCCCAGTCTTTGCCCTTCTTGTCTACTTCGTGGCGTGAAAAATATGAATACATTCTTTTAACAGTACTAAGAGATAGTGACTCTCCTCTTGCTAACTGCCCTGCACGAGTCCAACCAACTTGAGTACCTGCACCCTTAGCCTTACCATCTTCTTTAAATTTAATTGCTCTACGAGCAGCAGATCTTGCTCCTGCTGGTGGAGAGTATCCTTCAGCCTTTGACACTGTATCTAAATCGTATTCAACTGTGTCGTCATCTTCAAATAAATCATCTGCTTTTGCAGCAGGTACACAATTAGGAACCATTGCTCCACCTTCTCCTGGCTTCATTCCTCTTTGTACGTATCCATCCCAGCAAGGTGCTTGTTTATTACCTTGATAAGTTTGAGTTGGCATCATTGAGTCATCTGCTTTATATGTACCGCCACGCTTTTTATATTCTTGTGACACCCAAGCATTAGCAACTGCTGAAGGATAAACCTCAAACTTTGCTTTTGCTTCTGCAATAATTCTTGCATATAATTCTTTATTTGATGGATCGCTACCACCTTCACGCTCATCAATTATTTCTGCATAATTAGGTTTTTCTGCTTTACCCATTTGTGCATCAAACATAGCCATTCCTGTTTCTGAATCCATTGTGTTATTTTCCATTTCTACTTTTGTAGCATCCTTATACATCATTCCAATACTGTATGCAGTTGGCTCCCACTTACCATTTTCTTGTTTGTAAATTCTAACAGCCATTGCTGGATTGTCTGGTGGCATTGATTGAATTGCATACTCTGTTCCAGGTGTTCCGTATACTCCACCTTCTGTCATTATGTGTTCAACAATACCGTGGACTACTCCTTCGGATGTTGAGCCCATAACAAAATCGCCTTCAACTATCATAATTAAATTATACCATACCGTTTAGCCTGTTATAAGTCCTGATTCTGTGGCAATTGGCACAAACCACCTCACACTTTTCAATCTCTTTCTTGATAGCCTTCCAGGAAAACCCATCGTGGATCATCCTTGAAACATTATATTTTTTGTCTTTTATGTGATCAAAGTCTAAGATTATGTGATTACCTATTCCACAGTCTATACAGCCCGAATCTTCTTTTATCTTAGCAAGCATCTTTTTATACTGCTGCTTATTATAACTTTCCAACTCTTTGTCAGTCATTGATATTATTATACCGCCAAATGTTAGGTCCCACACAAGCAATTCACCTGACTTGCGCCACGGTCTCTATCCAATGGGTAACTAATCCATCACTAAGGTCCTGTGTGGGACAACTATATTGTAGCATAGGAAATGAGCAGTTTATAGACGACTGCTCAGGTCTATTAGCCACGAAGGTTCAACTCCTGCTAACTCTCTTCTCATAAGAGCATCCGTTGTAAAACCTTTTAAAGTCTCATAGCGGAATGTTATCTATTATACTACTTAATTTTAATAGATTTAGGCTTTTTGTCTTCTGGGATCTGCTTTTCAAGTTTGATATCTAAGATACCGTCTTTAAACTCAGCCTCAATAACTTCAACAAACTCAGGAAGGGTGAAGATATCTGTAAACTTACGGGCTGCGATGCCCTTGTGTAGATACTCTGCTCCCTCTGGCAACTTAGCATCCTGTTTCTCGCCCTTAATTGTAAGTGTGCGATTGTCTAGCGATACTGAGACATCATCCTTAGAAAAACCAGCCAAAGCAAATGACAGAATATACTCTGTATCATTTAGTTTAATCTGATTATAAGGTGGATAGTTTGTTGTTGTTGTTACCTTCTGAAAATTTGAGAAGGTGTTAAAGAATGGATCATTAAAAAGATCCAGTGCTGTTTTTACCATGTTATTCCCCTTTCAAGCGAATAAGTTAATTTACCCCCCGTTTGGGCAGGCATAAATATTATAGCATAGAAAAGCAGGCCTGTCAAATAACAAGCCTGCTAATCTAATTTATTACTTCTTTACTGCTGGCTTCTTCTTTGCAGGAGCCTTCTTAATTACCTTGGCAGTCTTAACTGCCTTATCTACATCTTCTACAGATGGCATTCTACCAAAGGCTGTATCTGATGGGTTTGCTGCTCTCAATACTACTGGCACAAGTGCTCCAAGTAGTGAGTATGCTAGTGTCTGTGGATCTGTTACTCCAGATGCATACAACGCTGTTGCTGCTCCGAGAACTGATCGTCCGTATGACGCTAGTACTGCTTTGATTTGTTCATTCATTTTATTCCTCCTAGGATATGAACTTCGATATGGCTGTCCAAACTGGTTGAGCAAGCCATAATCCAATTATACCAGCAACGCCAGCAAAAACTGGGGGAGCAGGGATTGGAATCTTGACTGGGGATATTGCGCTTATTGACAGAATAATTATTCCTAAAGTAAGCCCTACGGATAGTGATAACAATATTTCTTTCATTTTTTATTCTCCTCTACATATCGTTTAATAAATGGAATTATAACCTTAGCCTCTTCTCTTGGAACAGCATTTATTAATAAATGGCTAATTCCCTTTTCTTCAACCATATTGATAAATTCGTGAAAACTTTCATAAGTAAAATATTCAACATCATCTATTACTTTTGAAACTTCTCCTTTTTTCCAAATAGGCCTTAAAGCATAATCAGTTAAAGACTTTAATTCTTGTTCTGTTTCTCTAATGATTGGTGTTACGCTCATCATTATTTCTAACCCATCAAACTCAAGGTCTTTGCCTCTTCCTGATGAACTCTTAAATACATCTGACCAAAACCCACGCTTCCATATGTTATAAGGCAAGATAATTTTATTATTGTATTTTTTAGCCTCGTCAAACACATAACTATTTGTTGTTGAGACATAAAAATCTAGTGGATTTTTATTAATTTTCATACTATTTAGTGTTTCTATAAAATTAATCATATAATTTGACTTTGATATAGAGTTTGAATTGTCAACCACGTCTCCAACAATTCCTGCTATATCATTTTCATGATCTTTTATATATCCTGCTATAAAGTTTAGTTGAAGCCTTGCCATATCAATTTCATTCATTGAATCATTTATAGTTTGAAGATACTGAGGCGATATTGTATAAGGTCTAATAGCAATAAGATATTTAATTTTTTTATTTGGGTCGATGTCTTTGGCAGTTCTTACAAACATATCTCCTTGGGTTGCATCATAAGTAAACATTACACCATCAAAGTTATGCTTTTCTAAAGCAGAAGGGGTTTCTAAACTATTTAAATTTCCTAATCCAAAAGTTCCACCAAAATAATAAAATTTCATTATTTTGTTTTTTCTTTATATTGTTTTACAAAATTGTTTATTATTTTTGTTTCTTCTTTATCCCAACAAGAAATCATTATTTCTTTTACTCCTTTGTTTTTTGCTTCTTCAATAAAAAAATTAAATTCTTCGTATGTAAAATTTTCCATATCATCTGTATTGTTAGTTTTATTTAAATTAAAAAATTCTTCTTTTGTTTCTCTTAATGTAGGAGTTACAGATATCATTACATTTTTATTATTTATATCATATGCATTATTTTTATATTGTGAATATGGAATTATCATCTTACTTTTATTATTAACAGATGCATCAAAAACAAATTTGTTTGTTACAGAAACATAATAGTCTATATTTTTTATTTTTTCAATTGCATCAATATACTCTATTAAGTAGTTTGATCTATCTATACTAGAAGATAAATCATTAACTTCTCCAAGCACTCCTCCAAAATTTTTTTCTTCTTCTTTAATCCAACCGCTTATAAGATTAATTTGTATTTTGTTAGGCAAGATTTCATTTATTGAACTAAAAATCATACTTAAATATTGTGGAGAAATAACGTAAGGCCTAATTGCTACCATGTATTTAAAATCTTTTTTTGTATCAGTAATTCTTGATATTTTGGTAAAAAAATCACCTTGACGAATATTGTAAGTAAATAATGCTCCGCTATAATTATGCTCATATAGTTCTTCTGTTTGTTCTATTCCGTAAGAAGCAAACATATAAAAGTTCACTATTGTTCGTCCTTTGGCAGCAGATCTTTTAATTTTTTATATGCTATTGATATTTTTTTCATTGAGTTATAGTTTGGTTCGGCACCCATAAGGTCTCCGTATGTATCAAAGTATAAAATTTCTGGCTCAACATCAACAATAAACTTATTTAATGATGCTTGCACATCTTCAATATATGTATATGCCCAGTCACGAGAATCTGAAACAAATTTTAAAAATGCTTCTGATGATGGATCTGC